ACGGTGGCCACACTCTCACGGTCGCGGACCTCGTCCGGTATGAACAAGCCACCCTTTGTCTGGAGAGCCGTTTGGTACGGCATCACCAGAACACGCCAGCCCGTTGGTTGGGGCAGGCGATCAAGCAGTGGCTTTTCAAGGAGGGCGGGGTCGAGGACGCGGTCGGCCGCGTCTACATACGCCTTGTTTAGAGAATCTTCAGCAGGTGGAGCGGGGAGATCTGTTGATGCTCCGCCCCGATCGGCCTTGATTTTCTGCGCGACGTGTTCAGGAAGAAAAAGAGTCTTCGTCATAGTCTGCGTGCTTCTCCAGCAGGGCTTTGATTTCACTGGACGCATAGGAGAGGCCCCGAAGCTCCCCAACCAGTTTCTTGTATTCTTCCCAGTTGGGAAGACCGTCAGCGGCGAGAAACTCTTTTATCTCGTTCTCACGCCGCCGAAGCAGTTTGTACACACGTGACGCAAAATCTACTACATCCATCATAGGTTCTCGTTGTAGTCGTCTTCTATGTCACTTGTGATTGGACCACCTGTAGCCCATTTATCACACACATACTGCGATGAACAGACAAACTTTAGCAGCTGGCAGTACCCGAGATCCCCCGACTCATCACCGATGCACTCGAGGACGTCCTCTGTCTGATTGTAGGCCGCGCAGTTACCGCAAACCTCGTCAACCCGAAAGCTTCCTGCGTCGGCGGGATCTCGGTAGCCCGCATCCTCTACGGCGGCAGCTTTGTTCTCAGCGTTCAGCCGTGCATCCTTCGTAGGCAAAGGGCAGCGTGATCCGCCTTCCTTTTCCTCGTACTTGTCAACGGGGGTCATCTCCCCAAACACAATAGTGATCGCAGGCATTATGAGCCTCCTTGGTTGCGTTGTTGTGCCATGATCATCTGCGCGGCAATCCGCTCACGGTTGACCTCGTTTCGCTCGTCAGCAGTCTGCTCCTGCAGCTCGAGTCGTGCAGCTTCGCCCGCGGCCTTCTGCGCCAGCTTGGCTTGATCGATCTGAAGCTTGGCTTGATCGATTTGGCCGTCCTGCATCAACTCCTGCTGCTTGAGCTGCAGCTCGGTGTTGCGGATCTGTACCAGTGGGTCAGCCATTGGATCGACAGGGGGTGGCATAAGCTCTGGTACGAGCTGCTCAAAGATCTGGCGTTGCAGCAATGCGGCGTAATCGGCCGAGTGCTTAGGATCCTGCAACGCGGCTTGAGCTTGCGATATCTGTTGCTGCGCCTGCTGTGGATCCATGGCTCCAGTCTGAACAGCGATCTGCATCTGCTGAATCAGCTGCTGTGTTTGCTCCATCATCTGCTGGCGAGCAAGAAGCGAAATGTGCTCCATAATGTGAGCTAGGATAGCCATGATTGCATGCGGCGTGGCCTGCACAGCAGGGAGCTTATAGAACGCCATGTGAGCCTTAATATGCTCTTCGTGCTGCTGGTCAGGAAAGGCTTGCAGCGGCGTGCCAACCAAAGCGCGGCCGTTCTCCATGACGGGGTCCATAGGCTGCGGCTCTTGCGGAGCGGGCAGGATCTCGTCGATGTTCTGGACCTCGAGCGCCTGATACATCCGGCGGTACGCGGCGTGCAGATTGTGCATCTGCGGATTGCTCTGCGCGAGCTTGAGTTGCTCCTGAGCCAGCGCCACCCGCTGAGCCATCGAGAAGATGTTAGGGTCGCTGACAGGCAGCACGTCCACGCGGCCGTCGAAGTCTTGCGCCTTGAGCTGCTGAGCGTCGTCACCCACCTCGTACGGGTACGCAGCACCCATGTTTCCGCCGATGATGCGGGCGAGGATCTTGAACTCTTGACGCTGAGCGTAATACAGACGCTTGTGGATCGCGGACAGGACCTTCATGCCGCGCTCGAGCAGGGCGACGGTTGTCCCGACAGGCTGCTCTTGACCCATGTTCTGGGCTTGGTTGTCAGCCACCGAGATGAAGCGCCGGCCGCCCTCGACCAACGCACCGAGCAGCTGGGCCAGTGTGGCCGAAGGCTCTTTGTACGGCAGCGGGATGATCGCGTCGCGGATGCTGCCCCCGGGGGCATCGATGTCGCGGAACTCGCCGGGCTGCAAAGGCTCGTCGCTGTTCGTTACGCGGATGCCGCGGGCCTTGAAGCCTGCGGGCAGGTTGGCCAAGGTCCCTGCGTCAATGAGCTGGCGCAGAATGCTGGTGGCCGCACGACCAAGCCCGCCGATCATGTGGGTCAGACCGAAGCCGTAGAACCCAAGTCCTGGGAGGAACTTGTAGTGTACAAAATATTGTACAGCTTCCCGCGTCGGGTCGTCCTGCAGATAGTTGCGGCGGATCGCCAGAACCTCATTGCTGGCCTCGTCGATCGACACGATGTAGGGCAGCTTGATGCCTGTGGGCTCGCCATCTAGCCCCATGTCCTCGAACCCGTCAAGATCGAGCTCGACATGCATCTCCAAGATGACACGCATCTCGTCGCTGTACGAGGAACGTGAGATCCCCTGTATCTCGTTGACCTTCTCGCGGACCTGATCCTCGTCCTCATCACCGCCCGAGGACAGTTCAACGTCGCGATAGAACCCCGAAACTTGGAGCTTGCGCACATCGTTGTCGGACATCTTCAGGACGTGCGTGATACGCGGGCTGCTGATCAGATCAGAGGCGGCGTACGGCACGACAACGTCTTGAGCGGGGACGAACTTTGCCACCGGCCGCTGCTTGTTGTTGTCGAAGTAGAGCTTCTTGAACGTCGAGCCAGATAGCGGGAGATAGAAGAGCATCTGATCGGTATCTGGATCATACTCGTCCATGCGATCCATGATCAGATAGTTCATGTAATCCTTGACACGCTGGGCCTGCTCGAGGCGCTCGGGCGTATGCTTTCCAACAACCTGTGTCTTAACAGGGCCGCCAGATGGCAGAATCTCTTTGTATGCCTGCGCTTGGAACTGGGTGACGCTCTCCGCGATGAGCGGGTGCGTGACACTGGACGCGCCCTCGAAGGGTGTCGAGCGCTCGGTGTCCTGAATCCCCAGCAGGTCAAGACCCTTGGTGTAGGTCTCTTCCCAGTCTTGGCGTGACGCGAGATCGTCCTCATAGGACCCAACCAGATCACTGGCGATCTCACCAAGGGTGTCGTCCTCCAAGAAGTCTGCCAAGTTTGAGTCGAAGGGGATCAGCTCCTCTTCCGTCATGCCCTCTGGCATCATGCCGGACATGGCTTCGACCATGGCGCTGCCATCTTGCATCTCGGTTACCTGAGCACCGCCCTCGAAGTCCATCGGGGTGTTCACGGGAATGTCAACGCCAAGCCCGTCCTGCATGTCCGCCGGACCGTCTCTGCGTTCAACCATGTTCCCGAAGGCCTGTGGAGGTAGCGCCATCAGTAGTACTCCCGTTTGCGAGGCACCTGACTTGCGAAGTCAAGCTGCTCCTCTTCATGTATCAGTACGAACCCACCTTGGCGGAAACGCATCAAAGCCAATGTCATACTATCACAGAAGTCGTCATGGTCGCCATTCGGAAATGACGCGATCTCTTCTATAACTTCGTCAGCAAACTTCTTGTCTTGCGGCGCCCAGACCATTCCGGCCTCAAACAACGGGGACACAGTGTGCATTCTTGTTGTCTTGTCTACACCGCCGCCGCCCGCGCGTCTACCAGGAGAGAAGCCCATGGCTGGGATGCCCCTTGCACGCAGCTCGTCGATCAGCGGACCACCAGTGGCTTTCTTCTCCACAATGACCATGTCCGGCTCCCAGTACTCGCATTCCTCGTACGCCACTTCCTTTAGCTCGGGGAAACTCCACCGGCCGCGCTGGGCGTCTAAAAGGATGACATTGTCGCCGCGGCCCTCCTCCGGCTCGAAGATACCCCACGTCGTGATGGCCGAGTAGTCGGCGCTCTCTTTTTTGGAGAACGCAGTATCGTAAGCTTGGATGATATACTTTAGAGGAGGGATCTTCTCTTTATCCCAGATCTTCCACCATTCGCGCCGAATGATAGCCGAACCGGTGCTTGTTGGCTGCTGCTGCCACTGCGCAGACCATTTCTGCACGGGCAGCGACGCCTTGATCGAGAGCAGAGAGTCCTTGTCCCAGAACTCAGGCCACAGAGGATTGCCCGAGGGGAGCAGCGCGGGGAACTCCACGACCTCCCACTGGTCCGACATCGGATCCGCAGACTGCTGAGCCAGCAAACGACCAGTCAGATCCTTCTTTCCCCAGCGCGTCATGACCAAGATGATAGAAGCACCAGGCTGCAGACGCTGGCGGGGGCCAGATGTGTACCATTCGTAGGCGTTGTCGAACGCGCTCTCGCTCATGGCGTCCTGCTCCGAGTGAGGGTCGTCGATGATGAACAGATCCGCGCCGCGGCCGGTGACTGCAGCGCCCACACCAGCTGCGAAGTACTCGCCGCCCTTGTCAGTGCCCCACTTGCCGGCGCCCTTGTTGTCTTCCTTGAGGTTTGTATTTGGGAAAACCTCTTTGTACTGCGGGTCGTCGATCAGATCTCGGACCTTGCGGCCGAATCGTACAGCCAGCTCTGTGTTGTGCGTGGCCTGAATGATCTTGAGTTTCGGATTGCGGCCCAAGAACCACGCCGGCATCAGGAATGACGCGAACTCCGACTTCGAATGACGCGGAGGCATGTTGATGATGAGACGTTTGAGCTCGCCCCGCGCCACGCGCTCGAGCTTTTTAGCAATAATCCTGTGGTGCTCGCCCTCGATGAAGTTCTCGTAGACGTGGTTGGCGAAGGTCATGAAGCTTTCGGACGCCTTCTCACGGATGTCGAGCTTCTTCTTGGCCTGCGTTAGGGCCAATATCTCCCGCAATACCTCGTCAGGGAGAGCATCAAGATCCGACATTCAGTCGCTTCCTGTAGTTTCCGCCGACATGCTGGAACCCCATGCGCTCCAAAAGGGCGCCGGTCCGCGCAGCTCCGACATTCGTGGTCACACCCATGTAGAGTTCCGTGGCACCTACGCCAGTGGCGTAGTCCGTGAACATCTTGAGCAGCTTGACCGAGGTCCGAGAACCACGGTACTCGGGCAGAACGTACCAGACGAAGTCACTGGCCAGCTTGCCCCTGCTGAAGAAGTACGGGGACACCGATCCTGCGATCATCCCTACGGCTTTGTCACCATCGTAGGCCAGCATCCCGAAGCCATTGGGGTTGTCAACAACCATTCTGATGATAGAGTTTGCCGACTGCTCGATGTCAAACGGCACGGCGACGTAGTCGCTCTCTTCCTGCATCGCGATTCCCAGTGTCAGGATGTCTCGCAGGCGTCGAGTCGAAAAAGGTTCATATTGCATCAAGCCAAACTGGCGAGACCAAACTGTTTCAGCGCCCGAGAACCACCGCCCGCTGGGGGACGACGAATAGCAGGCGGATCAAACTTGGCTCGCGGAGCCTCCATCATTCCAGATAGGTCCATGTATGCCAGAGCACTGGGCAGAGAGTCAAGCGGCGACTTGTTCTCAGCTTGTTCATTACTCTCAGGGCGTGCGACAGGACGGTACGAGCGGCTAGGAGGGACCTCCGCGCCAGGACTTCCCATGATTTTTTCGATATAGTTCTGGGTCTCCTCGAAGGGAGGGACCCCACCGTACTCCATAACCGCGCCTGGACCCGCGTTGTACGCAGCCAAGGCCAAGGGTACGTCACCCTCAAACTTGTCCATCATCGCGCCGAAGTAGTCCGCCGAGAAGCGGATGTTTTCCGCGGGGTCCATTAGGTTTTCTGCCGCGAGCGGGGGCACACCGTACCCCGGATCTCGGGCCGTGTCCGGCATGACTTGACCGAGGCCGCCGGCGCCCACGGGGCTGACGGCGTTAGGGTTGAAGTTGCTCTCCTGAGCGATAAGCCGACGGAACAGATCCACGGGTATTCCTACCCGTGCTGCGTTCTCCGCAATGATGTCGTCATATGCCGTCGGCTCTGCCATCAGAACGTACCGCTGAACTTCGTCCCCGCGACTTGGCCGGGCTTTGTGCCACGGACCATGCCGCCGTCTTTGAACTTCTTGGCAGGCCGGCCCTGATGGCCACCGCCGAAGTCCTCGTAGTCCTGAGCCTCACGCTGCTGAGACCGCATGCTGCGCTCTTCAAGGTCCGTGATCCGCGGATCACGCAGATTCTTGGGACGTGCAATGGGGCGATACGAACGCTCCGGAGCAGCAGTGCTCGACAGAGCACCAGTTGTGGACATCTCATCGTCCGGCAT